TCCCCCCCCCCCCCCTCCCCGCGGGCCGGAGCGTGCCCTCCCGTTCTGCCCCCCCCCGCCCAGTCAGCCCCGCCCGCCGGGGCCGACACCACCACCGCAACCACCACCACCCCGAAAGGAAACCCCCGCATGTTCGCCATCTCCTACAATTCTGTCTACGGAATCAAGGGCTACGCCCTCATCACGGAGACCGCGGGCGCATACGCTCTCGACCGCGTGGGCGCTCAGGTCTACAACGACGTTGTTCCCATGACCGAGGTCCCGGCACACCACGCCGAAATGCTCATCCGCGAAGCCTGGGAACGTCATAACCGCATCGCCGCCGCGAACGCCGCCGAAACCCGCGTGGACATCGACCAGGCTACCGCCCAGGTCCTCGCGGCAATCAGCAAGGACGGTGGCGACAAGTGACCGAGCCTAAGCACGCCCTCACGCCCCAGCCGCTCGCCTGGCTCACCCCAGATATGCGCCGGTGGCTCTACGGCATCGCCACCGCCCTCGTGCCCATCCTCGTCGTGTACGGCGTCATCGAGTCGTCTACCGCGCCCATGTGGGTCGCCCTCGTCGCCTCTGTCCTTGGAACGGGCACCGCCCTAGCCCACGTCCCGAAGGGCACCGACGAATGACGCCCGCCGCCGAGGTTATCACCGCTCTAGGTGGCCTCGGTGGCGTCGCCGCCATCGTGACCAGCGCCGCAACGCTGATACAGGCAAGGCGAATCCACGCGCAAGTCAGCCCTAATCACGGCTCCAGCCTCGCCGACGCCGTGAACAGAACCGACGCCAAGACCGCCGAAGCCGCCGCCGCTGTAAGCCGCCTAGAGGATGCCCTCGCCGCGCACTCCAGCGCCATCGAGCGCATCGAGAGCGCCCTCACCTCCAATGGTGAGACCGTGCGACGCATCGAGACCGAACAGATGAAAACCGCATCCGACGTGCTCATATCGCGCCACTCGGTCGAAAGCCTCTCCAGGGAGGTAAAGGGCTTAGGCCACGAGATAGGGGACCTTCGATCAACCAGGGACCGTGAGCACGCCGACTATGACGCGCGCATCCGGTCCCTAGAGGGCCGCCCCTAAGCCGCCGCCTCGACAACGGCCCTAAGCGCCTCGTCCGCAATCGCTAGATACCGTAGCGTTGTATGGGGCGATTCATGCCCTAGGATGCGTTGGACGGATACAAGGTCACCCGTGCGCTCATATGCCCGCGTAGCGAAGCGATGCCTAAGCGCGTGCATCGTAACGCCGGGCGGTAGCGCACGGGTGACTAGCCGTCCAAGCCATTCCGGCGACACGTGCCCGGCGTCGTCCCCTGGGAACGTCCAACCCGCCCCGCGCGCCTCGACGGCGGCGACCAGGCCGGGCGGCATGGGCACCGTCCGCGCCTTCCCGCCCTTGCCGTGCACGATCAGGGACGCGCCGCGCACGTCCCGCACAATATCGCTCGCGCGCACGCGGGCGACCTCGCCCCGGCGTAACCCCATTTCCGAGGCCAACCTCACCGCCAAGTGCACGCGCCAATCACTCGACTGGAGAGCCCGCCTCACGGCCTCGTCATCCGCCGGGCGCGGGGCCGGGGCCGACGCCCTCACCGATGGCAACGCCGACACATCGACCAGGACCGGCCGTATCGTCGCCGCCCAGGAATAGAATCCACCGACCGACTGGAGAGCTGACCGGCGCGTATCCCTCGCCCACATATGGGCGGCCGACCACTCGATTACGTCCGCCGTCCTCACCTCCCAGGGGCCTACCTCGACGGCGCGGGCGAAACGTCTCACCCAATCCACCCGTAGCCGCGTCGTCGCCACCGTGCGCCCCGTTCCAAGCATGTGCAACCGCCAATCTGTGATTGGCGTGTCCCATCCGCCCGGCACTCGTGCTTTTTGCATAACCATGGCCGCTATCCTCGTCCTCATCGCTCAAATCCGCTTGCCGTGGGCACCCTTGCCCGCGCTCACCTGGTCGGACGCTACGCTACTTGTGTCCACATATCGGACACTGTGAGGTAATCCCGAGGTTGCAGGTTCGAGTCCTGTCGGGGGCGCACTTCCCGACCGGTAGGCGTTACCAGGTCGGCAACAGAGACACCTAGCGCAGACGCTAGGCTGTCCAATTCTTCGAGTTGCCACGGTCGCACACCGCGCCACCGTTTCGTTATAGCTCCCTGCGATATTCCTAGCGTTTGCCCTAGTCGCACCTGGTTATAGCCCAGGCGCGCGGCCTCTGCCCGGACGTTAGCAGCGACGACATCGCGGGTAGTAATTGGATGCGTGGGCGCGGCGTTAATTAGTGTGCTCATGCTCCCTATGATAGTCCAAAATGGCATAACTGTGTGACCGGACGGCACAATTTAGAAGGCCCGTTGTGTTGATTCATAGTCCGTAATGAACTATTAATTGCACTATGACTCTCGCCCATGACTTTGTGACCCTGGAGGTGACGCGCTACATGCGCGCCACCGGAATTAACCAGGAAACGATGGCCGCCGCCATCGGTCTACAACAGTCCGTTCTATCGAAGAAAATCCTAGGCTTGCGCCGCTGGTCTTTGGCCGACCTCGACCGCCTGGCCGACGCGGGGGTCCCCATTCATCTCACCGCTACGACCCTCGATAGGGAGACCCGCTCATGAGTGCAACGGAAGAGCAGACCGCAAAGGCGCTGCGTAACCTCATGGATTCACTGGACAACGTCATCGACCAGCTCAGTAGCCCTGCCTTCGAGGTGGCCGGTTATGAACTGTCCGTTATGCACGGCGATTTAGAGCGCGTGACCTTCAATCTGGAGTGCGCCTTCAATCTGGAGGTAGGGGAATGAGTTACCGCATCGACTGGCTCCAGTTCCTCGCCGCCCTGACCGCTCTCGTCGCCTACGGCGTCGTCATCTGGTCGTGTTTCGCCCTCTATCTCCCGTGGCCTGTCTCGACGCCCGGCATGATCGTGGCCTTCCTGGCATCCGGCGTGTGGTCGCACCGCCGCGACGTGCACGAGAGGGGCGGCAAGTGATTACCGGATCGGACGCCGCCATCGCGCGGTCGCTACTGCGCAAATCGCAGTCACTCACGCTCCAGCTCGCCGAGGACGCCGCCAACATGGGCGTTACCGGCGCTAAGCGTATGCGACCGAAGGACCGCGCACAGAAAATCAAGCTCCTGCACTGCTACGTGACCGTCGCCATCCGCTACATGATGGATGCACAGTCATGACCGCCACCGCCGTCTGGACCGAGCAGGACCGCGCAGACTTTATCGCCGCCGCCCGCGCCGCCATCAGTGGCCCACGCTCCGAGGACGCCGCCGCCAACCCGGCGCGTGTGCCCACGCCTAAGGCGCGCGGCGTCCTCAACGCTGGCCAGTCCCTCACCTCGATTCTCGCCGCCCTGTCCCGCGTCGGTTGGGGACCGCTCCGAGGCCGTGAGTTCGCCGCCTCGCGGGCCGTCCTCGACACCCTCGCCATCCTCGCGCACGACACCCGCGCCGACCTGTCCGCCGTCGTCCAGACCACGGCCCGCCAACTCGCTAAGCGCGCGGGCTACAGCCTTCGCCACACCTCGCGTTGTCTCCAGTGGCTTGAGGACGCGGGCGTCATCGAATGGCACCGGGGCGGCATCCGTATGGGCGCGCCGACCGTTGGCGTCATCAAGGTCGTGAAACGCACGCTAGTGGACTGGGCTCTGGCCTTCCGCCGCGCGTCCGACGCCGAGGACCGCCGCCGCAACGCCGCGACTCGCGCCCGTATCCAGCTTTACCGCCTTCGCCGAAACACCGCCCGCCCGCGCGCGCTCGACGCCCATGTGGACATGGCGTCACCCCTTCCCTCCTTACAGGAAGAGGGGGCCACCAAGGCGGCCCCTCAGCCTTCCGGGGGATCAATTCCAACACCGACTAATCGAAAGGCCCTCGACGTGCCGAAGTACCGACCAACCTACATGACCTACCTAGCTACCGAGTGCAAGCACGGTGAACCCTCATCAGATCGCTGCAACCGTTGCAGGTACGAAGCAATCATGAGACAGCAGCAAGCCACCGAAGCCGAGAGAGCCGCCGCCGAGCGGCGGCGCCACTTCCTCTGCCTGCGGAAAGTGAAGCCATACAGGTAGATGCGACGGGGAAGGCCCTGACGCCCCTAATCTCTGCGATTCTT